ACTCCTTTGCAGCCTCCGCGCCGAACTCCAATGCCAAAGGGGAATTTCACGTTACCCGATCTCTGTTTCAAGAGATGATGCTCACGCCGATACTCTCCGTTGCGGCGGACTTCCCCCTTCAGATGACCACTCACACGGGAAACGACTTCGCGGGAACTACCACGGAAACCCCCGGGGTAATCGACACCGTCAACTTTTGGTGGGAGAATGCTCTCAATCCGATTGAGATTGCCGCCTACGCTGTCCGAAAAATCGCCTAAATATGCAACAGAAATATCCCATCGACCTAGGTAAAAAGTCCGACCACTCCATGATGGCCATGCCGAAGGAGTCGGAAGACGACTCGAAGGTCCACTACCCATCGCTCTACATCTCGGGCGTCAAGGTGTCCCTCCCGGAGTCGGGGGAGATTACGCTCAAGTTTAAGAAGCTCAGCGAGACCAAATCCACTTGCGACGGGAAGACCGACTACTCGGTGGAGCTTGAGGTCCAAGAAATCTGCGAAGTGGAGAGCACCGAGGACGAGACGAAGGAGGATTCGGGAGACGCCCTTGACAAACTTGCCAAAGAGGCCGACGATGGGGAGGACGACTAATGTTTCTAGCTTCGCACATCATCGACGACGCAAAGACCATCCTCGGATTCAACAAGGAGGAAAAGCTATTCCTCTGGATTACCGACGCGGTGGAGCTGCTCGCGCAGAAGGGTGAGATTGACCCGCTTGTTGGGTTCGTAGACCTCTGCATCGACAGCGGGTGCGTTACGCTCCCGCGCGAGGTCGAGACGGTGCTGGCTTGCAATATCGGCGGGCACCCGTCGCTCGGTCACGACCAGCTCTTTTCCTTTCACCTCAACGGTCCGGGCGATTTCCAGACCCGGTGTGACTACACTTGGGACGACTCGGGACTCCATCCGGTGTACCGGGATTTGAAGTGCCCCTCCAAGGTCGTGGCGTTCCTCGACAACACCGAGGACGACGGGAAAGAACTCCGCGTGTTCGGGTTTGACGAACAGAACCGACCGCTCCGGACCAAGGTCGGTGCCGAGTGGCAGGACGGCTACATCGTTCCCACCATCTACGGGTACGCACTCCCCGAGAACGGAGCCCCCACAATCTCCAGAATCACGGGTATCGTCAAGGACGTTACAGCCGGGAATATCCGCCTCTCCAGCTTTGACAGCTCCACCTCAACGGGCACCCTTCTGGGGGTGTTCGAGCCCGACGAAACGGTTCCCCGGTATCGCCGCCTGAAGGTGTACAACAGCTCCGGTTGGATTCGGCTGTGCTACCGGAAGCGGACCGCGCAGATTCGCAGCGTGCATGACCGGATTCTGCTACATTCGCGGCCCGCGCTGCTACTGGCGCTCCACGCACTGAAGTTTTACCGGGACTCCGACCTCGCGAACGGGCAGGCGTACGAGGCGAACGCTACTCGGTTGCTGACGGAACGCGAGGCCACCCTCACGGGTGTCGGCGGCTCTCCGATACAGGTAGAAGACCGCAACTCTATCTCTGACAGGTACGACACCCTCGACTAATGGCGACTCCCCGCATTGAAGATTTGGATGTCCGGTTCCTCTCCGGAATGGACTCCCTGTCCGAGCCCGGCTCACTCGGACCGGACTACTTTTCCCGAAGTATGAACACGGTGAACCGTGGCGGGGTGGTTCAGTGCAGGCCCGGATATCGGTGCCGATTTGCGGCAGCCTCCGGGAATTTCCAAGGGGCGGCGGTGTTCCGACCAAAGCAGGGAAACGTGGTGCTCCTCTATGCGGTGGCCGGGGTCCTGTACGTGAGCCAGTATCCGTTCCGGGAGGTTTCGGTCGAGTCGGGCGCTTCCTTTTCTGAGCAGGCCCGGCAGCTCTTCTTCCAGCAGGCCGAACAGAGCCTCCAGTACAACGACGACGGGTCCCTCACACTCATCACGCCCCGAAACGTGATGGTAATCCAAGACGGGGCGCTCTCGGCTCCCGCCGTGTACGACGGCACCTCAGCGCAGACCTACCGGGGAGAGGGGTCAATCCCGCTCGGGGGAGTGATGGCTTGGTCGGGGGACCGGCTCTGGGTAGCGCGCGGAGCGAACCTTTTTGCGTCGGACATCGCCAACCCGTTTTCCTTCCGGGAGCCCGACTACTTCGCCACGGTATCAGCGTTTACACTCCCGGGAGAAATCACGGCACTTGCGGAGGTCCCGAACTCCAGCATTGCCCAGTTGCTCGTCTTCACCAGCTCCACCACGTCGCTCATCCAGAGCGGTGTGCGGAACCGGGAAACGTGGAACTCGACCCCCAACTTTCAACGGGTGCTCTTCCCGGCGGTTGGGTGCCTATCGGATAGGTCGATTACTTCCCACTTGGGGCTGCTCTGGTGGTATTCCAATTTCGGGCTCACCTCGCTGGACTCGGCGGGGGTTACCCAAGTTAGCTCGGTGCTTCCGTACCGCGACAACGAAATGGCGGACAGCAAATCCCGACTCTCCTCCGACCTGACTGGCGTGGCGATGGCCTTCTTTGAGAACTACCTCCTTGTCAGCGTGCCGTACTGCGACAAGTACAACCGACATACGTGGGTGCTCGATAACGCCCCGATTCAGCTTGCCGAAAAGAAGGCGGGGGCAGCGTGGAATAGCTTCTGGACGGGAACCCGCCCCCTTCAGTGGGTGTACGGAAACTTTGCAGGGAGCGAGGAAATCTTCCACTTCTCGAAGGACTACGACGGGGAGACCCGGTTGTGGGAGAGCTTCACCCCCGACCGGCTGGACGACGGCTGCGAGATTACGTGGTATCTGGAATCCCGTGGAGTTGACGCGGGGCTCCCGCTGCAACTGAAAACTTTTCGGTACGCGGACGTATTCCTCCAAGAGCTGGAGGGCGACGTGGATATCGCGGTGTTCTGGGCCGGGGCTTCCCGGGGCCGATATAAGCGCATCCTCACCAAACGAATTAAGGCGTCACGCGGCTCCATCCGCACCGGCTCGGCCCTCCGATACGACAGCACCCTTTTTGCGATGAAGAAGCAGACCCGAACCATCCGCACGCAGGACGCCCGGGACTTGGCAGGAGCCGAGACACTGACCTCGACGGATATCGAATCGGCGCTGGCCGAGTTCATCGACGAGTCCTTCCAGATTCTCATCGTCGGTTCTGGACCGGGCGCGGTGCAGGGGCTGAGGTACTTTTTCGAGCCCCCGCAGGGACAGCGCGGCTCAGTGAGCCCGAATAAAGAGGTCTCCGGGGCCGTTGAGGAGGACGAGACCGACGAGAATTTCGTACGGTTCGACGGGGCAGCCGCAGACTCCCACGACTTCGAGGAGGCCATCACGCGCCTCTCAGCGGACATCCCGGTGTACGTGTCCAACCGCACTGCCACAGTGACGCAGGACGGGATGACTTCAGTGCAGACGGGCTATGCCACCAGCGTCATCTCCCAAGCGGACGCCGACAAGGTGGCGAACCACGCAGCGTCCAAAAAGGCGGTGCGGGAACTCCAGATTAACCTCCCCCGGATTGTCAGCGTCGGTCTAGCACTCGCATGAACCCTTTACGCAGCCTCTCCGCTATCACTCGCCGGGCATTGCGAATCGAGTATCGCTCGCCGCTCGTGTGTACCCTTTCGGCGATTTCTTCGAGCTCGGGCTCGGGCTCTGGAGTGGCCGCCCTGCTTGACATCCTCGCCGTCGCCCGCCGGGCGGGACCCACCAACCTCGCGGGGGTTGTGGCCTCCGCGACAAGTTTGACGTTGACGTGGACCGAGCAGACCTACATCTATTCCTACGTGGTTTACCGAGCGACAAGTGCCCTTGGCCCCTTCGTACAAGTGACGGCCAACGTCATCGCCGAGACGTTCACGGACACCAGCATTCCACCCGGCACCTACTATTACAAAGTTACCGGCATTGAGCCGAGCGCGGGCGAAACCTACGCCTCAGATATCGTCGGACCCTTCACACTTCCCTAATCATGGCACTTAATAAAACTAATCTGGTCATCGTAGCGGCCCCCCTTCCGGCGGATTTTGAAGGGACTCCCCAAGAGTTCTACGAGTCCATGATTGAGCGGATGGAAATCCAGTCTCCCGTCGGCACTAACTTTTTCGTGGTTGGCGACGTAGAGCCCTCAAGCAATCAAGGGCCGTGGCTCAAGGGCGGCTCGCAGTGGTGGGTATTTGATATCGTCTCGGGTCGGTACAGTCCCCTCGACATTTCGGAGTCTGATGTGGCCCTGTTCTCCATCGGAGAGACGGTACCGGCGACTCCGGGCACGTCAGACCCGCTGGTATGGCTGCGGACTAGCGGCACCCGGTCGGTGGGGTGGTATACTTGGGACGGCACCACATGGCGCGCGGTCAGCCCGACCCCGCCGAGCGGAGCCACGGCGTTACGGCCCACGGCTCCGGCGGACCTCGAACTTTTCTGGGACACGACCATCAACGCCCTTTTGCATTGGGAGCGCGGGGCGTGGAGAACGGTAACGGGTGTCCCCGGGGACATCAAGTTCGTCGTCCATTCCCTGCTGACGGACGCCCTTGCGGCGAATCCGGGATGGCTGTATCTTGGCGAGAGCGACCAGTCTGTTCGCGGACTTTCGCTGGCGGTAGCCGCGAAGGACCCCGGGGCGACCCCGGTCAGCTCGTACGCAACGGATTCGGGAATCACGGCGCAAGCCTCTGGAACGAAGCTCGGTGCGGAAACCTGCGTGCTCTCCAACGACGAAATCCCGCAGCACACCCACTTAATTGGCCACGCCACCCTCCTGAACAGCGACAACAACGTCTGGCTGCATCGGGTTGACGACGCGGAGACGATTACCATCCCCCCAATTGTCCCCCCGAACTACTTCGAGGTCAAGGGCGAGGGCAGCGGTAACGGCACCAAGCTCGGAACGGCTGGAACCGGCAACGCGGGCACGATGCTGATTACGTCCCGGCAGATTACGACGGTGGCATATACCGGTGTGGCGGTTGGACACGACAACCTTCCTCCGACGGTGTATTTCTGGTGTCTCGTGAAAACTTGACATCCACTCCCGCCGGGGCTACTCTTACTTGTGAGCCTTAAACTAGAAACCTTTGACGACTTCCTCCCGGAGCCCTTGGCTTTCAGAGAGTTAGCGACCAAGGCACCCTTCTACGACATCCGAGGCCCCGATGGAGAGATGTACAAGCACATCAACGTGCGACCAAGCCACGAGTTTGAAGCTCCTCTGTCGCAGAGGCTTGGGGCCGCCGCGAAGGTCGGGTACAGCCTGCTCCGGGTGAACTACGATACCGAGGTGCCCAACAACGCAATCCACTCGGACAACTCGTACGAGAGATACGCAGGCGTTCTGTACCTCAACCCACCCGAGCAGTGTCGGGGAGGGACGGCGTTCTGGCGGCACAAGAAGTACGGCTTCACGCATTTCCCGGAGGAGCACGAAATCCGCCGCATCGGCAAGAAGCCGCTCCGCGTTTACACAGACCTTCACGAAGCGTACAACGACCCGGACCAGTGGGAGCAGACCCATGTGGTGGAGATGAAGTTTAACCGGCTGGTGGTCTTCGAGACCGAAGCCTTTCACTCCCGCTGGCCGATTGCGGCGTTCGGGACAAGCACGGCGGACGCCCGGATGATTGTGGCCATGTTTTTCGGACTCGTATGATTAGAACCCTAGAGCTCCACGAAATCGCCCGGATGGAAGAAATCGGCCACGAGTTTGCCGCTGAGGCCCAGTATCCGGGAGGGTTCTCCCGCGACGCCTTCTGTCAAGTGTGGGCTCCGGTAATCTCCTCGGGGCTCGGACAGATTCTCGTCTCCGAGGAGTCCGACGGGAGCTTTTCCGGGGCGCTCGGCATGGCCTTCGTCTCGGACGGCTTCTCGGGGCATCCCGTTGCGCTGGAGAATTTCTGGTTCGTGCGAAAACCGTTCCGCGCCACACGCGCGGGGCTCAATCTATTTTTCGGGTTCGAGTCGGCGGGCCACGCCCGCAACGTCAAGAAATTCGTCATGGTGCATCTCGTGGGACTCGGCGACGAGAAGCTCCAAAAATTCTACGAGTCGCAGGGGTATCAGCTCCGGGAGAAGACCTTCGTCAAGGTCCTAGACACATAATTTATGGGAATCGTAACAGCTTTGGTCGTGGGTGGAGTTGCAGCGGCGGGTGCCGCCGGTAGCGCATACTTGCAGAAGAAGGCCGGGGACAAGGCCGCCGGGGCGCAGATGGCCGCGCTGAAGGGCCAGCAGAAGATTCTGTCAGAGGAACTGTCCTTCGGGCGCATCAACCAAGCAGCTACCGAGGCGGACCGGCTCCGCGCCCAGAACCGGCTGGCGCTCCAAAAAGAGATTGACCCTGAGCTGGCAAAGGTGCGGGAGCTCGGGAAGCAGAAGCTGCTGGAGGAAGCCCAGCGTCCCTCGGAATCGCAGGGCACGCAGAAGATTGCGTCCCAGTTGGTGAAGGAGAACCTTCAAGCAGACCCCCGACTTGAGGCGCTCAAGGAATCCATCATCGGTCGGGCGCAGCAGGAGCTCGACTCGGGCTCGTCCCTTCCGCCGGAGTTCCAAGCGGACCTCGTCCGAGCGGGAGTAGGGCAGGGCGGGCAGGCGGGGTTCCGTCCGGAATCCAAGTCCATCGGGGGCTCAATCGCGCGGGCGCTGGGGCTGGGAGGCGAGCAGCTCAAGCAGGCGCGGCAGCAGCAGGCGGTGTCCCTCGCGGGCGCGGCCACCAACATGCAGAGTTCCCGAGCCAGCATCCTCTCCAGTATTTTTCCGACGGTAAAGGCCGCTGAGGATTCCCGCAAGGCGGACGCTGCCTCCATGTTCGGCATCGGAGAGGCTACCCTCCCTGAGTCGGGTCTGACCGGTCGGGAGGCCGCGAATATCCAGACGAATCGCGGAAACACGCTGATGAAGATTAAGGGGCAGCAGGGCGATATCAAGGCGCAACAGGCGCTCAATTCCGGTGCGGCCAACGCTGCGTACCTCGGAGCGGCCACCTCCTTTGCGACTTCTGCGCTCGGCTCTTTCGGGGCTTCCCACGGGGCTGGCCTCGCTCTCGGAGGCAAAGCAGGAACCGTCAAACAGATGGCTAACGAAATCCGCTCACAATATTGACTTATGCCCGGAATCGCAGACTCTCCAGTAGCCCCGCTCCAGCTCAACTCCGCCGCGTACGCGGGGGACTTCAAGGTGACCCCCGGCGTGGGGGACCTGATGAAAGCCTTTAAGGACGGGTTCATCACCACCGAAGATATCGCAAAACGCGCTCTTGACAAACCGCTGGAAAACGCGCAACGTAGTCAAGACTTGCAAGACACAAATCTCATCCGACCGAAGAAGCGGGAAACCGCCGAGAAGCAACTGGACCTACAGTCGCAGTCCCTCGACGCCCAAGCGAAGGCGCTGCCCCAAGCCGTCGAGCTCTCGACCACGGAGGCGGAGACTGCACTGGGCAAGGCCAAGGAAGCCCTGACTGACTTCAAGGCTGGCGGCGACCCGAAAGCCTACATCGACACACACCGTCAACTTTTCCCCGGACGAGCCCTTCCGCGCAAGCCTGACGGCACGATTGACTACGAGGGGGGTGCCGAAGCCATGGAGACGGAAGTGACCCGTCGCAAGAACCTTGAAGCCGCGAAAGCGGGCGCTGCAAACATTGAAACGAGAGAAGTCAAGGAGACTGACCCCAATACCGGGATGCAAGTTACGAAGGCGGTGCAATACAACAAGGTGACCGGGCTGAGGGTCAGCGAAACGGAACTCTCCAGAAGCCCGTACGAACTGAACGAACAACAGGCGGGCTCCAAGAGATACTCTGAGCGGATGGCTCTCAACGAAGAGATTCTCGGGAAGTTGGAGCAGGGGGGCTTCGACCCGACAGCCGCCGCGAACACGGTTAAGACGTATCTATTTAACCGATTGCAGGGACCTCAGTTGCAAGATTACACCGCAGCGAAAGACAGCTGGATTTCGGCCAACCTTCGTAAGGAGTCCGGTGCGGCCATTTCGGCGAAG